AACAACTGGCTTAAATTCAATTTCTTGCATATCCTTAATATAGGTATCAATATCACTATTTTTAGTAACATTAGCACCTAGTTTAACGAACTCTAAGAACTCTGATTTAATTATTAGTGGGTTGTATGACATTTTTTATAACTAATTTTTTAGCTTGTTCTTCAGGTATATTAAATAATATAACCAATGTGTTTACTTTTTGAGCTTCATCTAGCAAAGGGTCTTTAATAACTTCAACTAAACTAGTAGTTGAACCAACGCCTAATGTTTGAGCTAATGAAATAGTACTTTGTGTTTTGTTTTCTTCTGTTTTATATCCTGCTAAATCTCTTAATTCAGCATCAGTTAATTTAGAATAAACTTCTGGCGCAATATATTTAACTGGTATTAATTGAGTTAATGTAAAATCTTTATCAGGAAAAACTAAAGTTAAAGCATCTTTAATTAAATTCTGTAATGGCTTAACTCTATTGTTAAATAAGGTAATATTATCAGATATAATGTTTGTAGAAAAACCAACCGAACCACCTAATCCAATTAAGAAATCAGGAACTCCAAAAGCTCTTGCTACTTTCTTTGCAACCCTTGTAGAACTTTGTTCAATAGCATTAAAAATACCATCATTGTTTATTGCTTGATAAGTAGGTACTTCTTCTTTTGTTTTAGCCGAAAGTAACAATAATTTATTACGTCCAGTTTCACCTTTATTATCTTTATCGTTTCCAGTAAATGAAGTACATACTTGATCGTAATAATCCATTTCTGTCATTCCATCTTCATCTTCAGTCTTATCGTCAATATCTCCAACTACTGTTAATATACCACCTGGCATAAAAGCGTTGTTTACTGACTCTAATTCATATTTACTTTGTTCAGCATCAGCATCAATATCAGAAATTGCAGAATAATAAGAAGGAATAACGTAAGTATATTGTTCAGGCTTTTTTCTGAAGTAGTAAAGTATCTCGCCTAATGGTTTACCTTCTTCGTTTTTATAACCAATGATTAATTTAAGTTCTTCGGGTGTTACTTTTGCACCTTTATATCTAGGATATTCAACATCTTGCTTAGGGTCTAACTTAACATCTAGCGAATAAGTTGGATTATAAATATAATTACCATTATCAGCTACTCTAATTTTACCAAACGGTAAAGCCTTTGCTTTTATAGCTGTACCAGTTCCATCCCTTTGAATATGTAAAGCAACTGCTTGATACATTGAAGCATAAGGTGTTAAACTAGCAACTAACTCATTATAAGTTTGTTCATCGTTTACTTTTTCTTTACCTAAAACTTCATCAACTAAACCATCCGCAAAAATATATTGATTAAGTATTTCAATACAAGCGGTTGCTGTTCCACTTTCTGATACTTGTCTAGCTATTCTTTGAGGTAATAAATTATCAGAATCATAGTTAATAATTCCTTTTGCTTTATTCTCAGTAATAGTTACTATTCTATTAAAAAAAGAATATACTTTAGCTCTGAAAGTTCTAGGTTTACTCATGTTATAAAATTACTACAAATAGCAATTTTAAGTACTATTTTTTATTATATAATTCCTTAATATCTCGATGAGCTTCGTTTATATCTGAATAACCAGGTAAATGATATACTAGCATTTCTTTTGTTTTAAACCATTGCATATCCTTCATAATCCACGTATAATGGGTATCAACTTGGGTTAACTCCTTGCTTATTTCAGCTATTAGTTTGGGTATAGCTTTACGGTTAACAATATAGGCATAACCGCCCCACGTTTTAATAGAACGGCTTAATAGACCACTATAATTGATTAGGCAGTTATTAGGGCTATAACCAGCTAAATGCAAACAATCCCAATCTTCAGGTAGTTCTAGCATAGCATTAGCTAACTTTAACTTGAAGTTATCGCAAAAATCTATATCATCTTCTAAAATAAAAACACGCTCATAACCTGAATTATAAGCGTGTTCTAATAGTGATTTATGGCTATGTATTGTAGCTATTTCAGTAGCTTTAATTCTACCGTTTGATTCTAAGCCTTGTTTACTCGTGGCCTTCCAGGCTTTTGCTTTAATCCTAGCTCTTTTACAATTTCGTTCTGTGATGGTCTTTCTATCTTTTCGGTGTTCGAGGTTAATAAAATAACATTTTCCGTAATTTGGGTGAATGTTTTTTTTTCTGTACTGTTACCTTCTGACCACTCAGAACTAATAGTTAATAAATGGCCTTGATTATTTTTCATCATTAAGTCTCCAAAATAATCGTTAAAAGTATTTGGAGTAATAACTAATTCGTGGCCGTCATCTGACTTAGTAATGATAGTTTCGTAACCTGGTTTTAAGATGTATTTATTCATATTATTTGCGTTTTAAAATTGTTAATCCATTGTTGTTAGTGTATTCTTTAAATAGTATCCATTCAGGATTATCATTTAAGAACTCAATTATAGCTGGTTGTAACCCTCTTTTATCTTCTAATTTATAATTTTCCATAATCTCAGGAGTTTGCCAATCAGTTGGTTCATCTACAAAACCATAAGTAGTAGTATCATGTAACACAATATACTTTTTAACTTGGCCTGAGTGTAAAATTAACTCTTTTTTTAACTGAGAATAGATGTGTAATGTATCAATAAACAATAAATCAGTTTCATCTATCTTAATTTTAGTTGTATCAGCTTGTTTAAAATTCCATTTAGGATAAATAAATTTAGCTTTCTCAACATTATGATTAGTATGTAAGTCAATACCTACCAATGTTTCAGGGTTTCTAAGCATAAAAGCCCATGTAGATACAACGTTTCTAACTCCCATTTCTGTAATATGATTACATTCTTTTGCTAAATTATACAGAGTATCAATATGCTCATGTATATCGCTAGGAGTTGATTTAGCTAGGTTAAAGTTTTGATTAATTAATTCACTCATATTGTGTTTTTATTTGGTTTATTTGTTCATTTGTTAAATACTTTTCAATTGCATGGTAACCTAAAGAACCTAAATTAAATATAGTTTCACAGCTAAATAGTTTTACAGTTTCAAATGTAGGTAAATTTCCGTTAAGTTGTTTCAATCCATTGCAAAAATATAAATCTTCATTTTGTAAACCGTTATAATGATAGTTTTTTATGACATTTATCATTGCTGATTTACGTCTTAAACTAAAACCTCCGTTCATTGCTGGGAAGTCAATCCATTTAATAGGCGCACCAATATAATCATACTGATAAAACTCCTCAATACCATACCTTAATATAGCTGAATCATGTTGTATGATTAATATATTCTCCTCCTCAAATTGTTGCCAAAAGTCCAAAGATGTTAAACGCTTGTTATATTCGTGGATAGATGGTAACCTATCTTCAAAGTAATAAACAGCATCACTAGGTAAATATTCACCATGTTTTAAAGCTATATCATAACGTATAGCATCATTCTCAATTAAAGATACTGCTAACTTCATTATATCAATTCCTTATTAAAGTTAGGGTGTTGTTTTAAAAACTCAGGCATATTGTGTTTTGCATACGGTACAGCATTCCATAAACCAATACTTACTGGGTGTAAATCATTTATTTGGTTTTGAGGTGTCCACGTATAATGAACCCCATCTAACCAATTAGGCTTAATCTCTGAAGCATGGCCAAATATCTTATATTTATATCTCATTACTGGTTCACTTTGAGCAGTACTAAAATGATAAATAGTTAAAGGGCAGTTTAAATTTTGATTGTTATTATTAGCTTTTAAATTCTCAATTCTAATAGGTCTAAACCCATCATAACAAGCATAGTTAAAAGTTCTCCAAAAGTTAATATACCCATCAATACCGTAATATCTCTCAGGATTGTTATAAGCGTATTCTAATGCTTTAGTAATTGTAGAAGGTTCAAATACCTCATCAGCATCAATAGTTAATACTAAATCGTATTCTTTAGAGTATTGGTGTATATGGTTTCTATGGTGGTTCTCAGCACCGTATCTAACCTCATCCCAAATTAATTTATCTCCTAATACTTGCTCACAAATTAATTTAATATCTGACTTACTATCAGGGCAAACTTCTGAAGTTGTAAATCCATGTGAGGGTGTTTCTGTATAAGCAACAACAATTTTTTCACAATGTTTTTTTATTGATGTTAATGATTCTTTGAGGTACTCAACCCCGTAATGAATCGTGAGGAATCCTATTGTTCGCATTCTGCTAAGTTAATTAAATTAATTACTTGATGTTTAAAAGAAAATTTATTTTTTACAAATTGTTCACCGTAATAAGCAGTATTAACTCTTTCATCTTTATTTAATAAATAATACTCTATCTTATTTTTAAGTTCAATAAAGTCTTTAAAATAATCAACTTCAACTGATTTAATATAAGTTTCATTCATTCCTTTATGCTCATAACTCAAACACATAGTACCACTACCTAAAATCCTTAATAACCTATCACTATTATAATTTAAGCTATCAAAATGGCTACAATTAATAGCTATTTTAGCACCTCTATACGCTTTAGCCTCTTCGTATTGACTGTGATTAAAGTTACCATTACCATAAGCCCACCCCGAACCATATACTCCGAATCTATTACCATACTCTTGACGTAAAAAATCAACCATATCAATCCTAAAACCACTCATAGGAAAGTAACCACGTCCATAATTATTACCCATAAATACTATTTCAGGCATATTTAATGATTCGCCTTCAGGTTTATATATCTCAGGGTCGTAACCTATCTCTAAATAGTCAGATTTAAAGCCTAATGAACGCATAGTATTAACATCATCCATATTACTAAATGAGGTACAATCGACATAAGGAGCTAAATCTATCATCCATTGAGGTACTTCAACTCTCTTATCACCAGACCAATTAATTATAAAAGCTCCTTTATTCTTTAGTAATTGACATAAACTAATAGGTATAATATTAGGGGCTTGTACTTGCATAAATACAATGTTTGGAGTAAAGTCATTTAAGATAGTTTCAACTTCAGCAGTTAAAAATTTACTGCCAGTACTAACTTCTCTGTAATTATCTTCTCCAACAATATCAATAAACGCTTGTTGAAATCCATTGTATGGTTTAGGTTGAACGCATAAACCTATGTGTAGTATCTTCATATTAATAATGTGGTTTTATAAAGTGATAAGGCTCAGGAACTCTAGTTGTTTTATGGTTGTAAGTTCTGTAATTAGAATTATGTAAATGTAAAGCGTGTATTGATTTAGATGGGTTACTAATAGCATAACCACATTGTTTTAAATCAAAAGCTACTCTATTGTCAACACCTGGAACACCTAAATAATAATTACCTATATTTTCAGTTACAGCTCCGTTAAATATCCAAACATCTTGACTATCCTTTCTGTCAAACAAAGTAGCAGTTAATCCATTAACATCCCAACGAGATAAAGCGTAACACGTTTTACCTTGCATCCAACGTACATTTAAAATAGTTTCATTAAAGTAAATATCAGAATTAGCAATGATATTAATACACTCAGGATGTGCTTCTGTTAATACAAATATCTCTTTAAAAGTTAAACGCTCTTTAATCTCAATTACATTAAAGTAAGGTACTCCGTTAATGTTTAAATCCTTGTTATTTTTTAAACAAGTATCTAATTCGTATTGACGTTCAATGTCCCCACAATCATAAACCTGAACAAATAAATTAATTTGTTTTAGTGAATATTCCCCTTTTAATGCTTTTGATTTATACTCGTTATCTTGGCCTTGTAACTTTAACCAATTACCTAGTAACATAACAGCTTCATTAATACATTGACCGCAATTAAGATTCATGTTATAATTACATAAATCAGATACTAATTGTTTTAATTCGTATCTATTTTTAATAGGGTCTTTTAAAGCTAAATTAACTTTACTTATCATATGATACAAATATAAATAAAAATCCTAACCAAGTTAATGATTAGGATTCTTTTTTTGTAATTAATTTAATTAAGCAGAAAGAGCATCTAAATAAGCTACATTTTGAGCGATTGTTGCAGAAGCACCATTAATACTAAAGTACTTAGGCATAGCTGTTTCTTCACCTGATAACGTTAAAGTATATCCAGTTGGGTCGTTTAATAAAGTACCTGAACCGCCTTCTCCAGCAGAACCGTTTAAACCTTTACCAATACCTAATACACGAATGTTATCAGCATTTTCCTGGTAAAAACAAACGATGTCATCTGTATTAGCTAATGTTTCAGCAGCTAAAACTTGAGCTGGGGTACTTAAATACAAAGGTAAACTAATGCCATGATTCCAAGTATTAACGTTTTCTCCTACTGTCATTGGCCATGTAGCTGAGTTTTTATCTCTCTTAGTTGTAAACTTATACAACTTAGCTGGAATAGAACCAACATTAGATAAGGCTAAGCTATTCATGTAACCTAAGTTATCATAAGTAACTGATAGATATTTCTTTTCAACAAACCAAACACGCTTGTCGATACCACCGACTTTGTTTAGTCCATTGCAATCGGGTGTAATTCCCGATAATAATTCTGAGCAAGTTGCCATTTTTTATTATTATTTAATTGTTTATATAAAGGGAGGTTTTACCCTCCCATTTAATTTAGAATCCTCCGATAACGTTTTCTACACCATCAATGTATTTGTAACCAGCACGATAGTTTAAACGGCAGTAGTTTTTCTTATCTTTACGCTCATACCAAAACTCAGCAGAAGTTGTATCAGTCATTAAATCCGTTCCAATAATGTGGTTTAAAGGATTTGTTAAGATGATACGGTTATCTAATACAGAGCTAGATGCTGGAGAAGTAGTATTGAAATCTTGTAAAATATAATCTCCAATAGTTAACAAGTTAACAACCGGGATGCCTCTAAATTTCAAAGTACTAATACCATTAATTAACTCAGTTTTAGAACTTTCTAAGTTACCTAAAGTAGTATATTTAGTCTCTAATGCTCTGTAAATTGGGTCAGTAACATACATTCTTTTTTGGTCAGGAGTGTAGTTATATTTCAATACAGAGTTTTGAGCATCAACATAAGAATCTAAAGTAGTTAAGATGTTAGTTTGGTTAATGTCAGTATCAGAAATACTAGCAGCAACACGAACTGTACCGTCTCCAGCTAATGCACCAGCTTTTAACGTTTTGAAAACACCATCATAAGCAGTATAGTCAGAGTTAGTTAAAGTAGTATCATTTAAGAAGATTTGGCGATATAAATCGTCTGCTACTGCCATACCAAAAACCTCTAATAATAAAGTTTGGATTTGAGTACCTTCTAAGTTATAAACGTCATAACCTTTCTTTAACGCTGCTTCATAAATAGAAGCCTCAAAAGGTGCTTTACATTGTGATAACTCAGCTTCCATTTGTGTTACTGATAATACTACTGAACTAATTGCTACTCCAGTTGCAGTATCTCCAGTATTACAATCTACTGCCTTTTTAGTGATTTTGTTTAAACGTCCAGTCTTATAGAATGTTTTAGAGCTTTGAATATCTTGCTCAATTCTAAATCCTAATTGTGCTAGTAAAGGTGTTTTAGCCAATGCTAGTACAAACGTTTCTTGAAATTCTGCTTGTTTACCAGTGTAAGAAGCAACCGATGTAATTAAATTTCCCATTTTATTTTATGTTTGTTTTTTATTTGTTTTTATTGATTTATTTTCTTTTAAAGATTGAAGCCATTTCATCTAAATAAGCCTGGTTAGGGTTATTAGTAACGATTTTTTTAGCTTTGAATGATTGAGTACCTAAGTCAAACTCAGCACCTTCACCAATTACTACTTCTTTTAATGCTTTAAATTCTGTTTCCATAACAGTAATGTTAGCTTTGATAGCTTCATTCTCAGTTACTTTAGCTTGTAATTCTGTTTCTACTGTTTCTTTACTAGCTTTTAAAGCGTTTAATTCTGTATTAGCAGCTTCTAATTGTGCTTTTAACTCCTCAATTGTAGGCTCGTTGTTATCTTCAATAGCCTTTTCAATAACTTCAGATACCTTACCATCCATTACTACTACTGTTTTACCTTCAGCATCTACATATTTACCGTTTGCAGCAGCCGATTGGTTTCCTTCAGCATCTACAATATAAACACTAGCTCCAGTAATATCTTCTGAATCAGATTCGATAAATAAATTCACCGCTTCTCCAGCTTCATTTTTAACAGCTAAATCCATATCAAAGAATTTGCCTTTAGTTACTCTTTGAAAGTTTTTAAAAAACTTATTCATCTTAGCTAAGACTGTTTCATCTACTTTGCTCATTTTATCATTTGTTTTATTTGGTTTAATCATTGCTACCAATCTATATTGGTGGTATTCTACATCTTCTAAAGCATCAATAACTTCATTAGCAAAGCCCATTTTAACAGCGTTCTCAGCAGTTAAATCAGTTTCTTTTTCTAAGTATGGGGCTAACTCATAAGCCGTTGCTTTTGATTCTTTAGCATAGAAATTTAATATTCTATCTTGTTCAGTTTTTAAATCTTTACCTAATGCTAGTAACTCATTAGCTCTCATTGGTTCTGATTGCTCAGGCAACCAATATGGATTATGAACAAAGAATTTAGTATTTTTAATTAACTTTCTATTCTCAGGTTTAGCAGCTAAAAAAACAACGGTTGCAATTGAACCAACAATGTTTTCACCAATAGCAGTTAAGTTTTTACCTGAAGCTAATAAAGCTGAGTGAATATCCCACCCATCATAAACAGAACCACCTCCACTATTAACCTTGTAATGAATATCAGTTACATCAGAATCTAGGTTATTTAAAAACTCTTTTAGGTTATTTAAGGTAAAACTTTTTTCTCCAGCAAAAGCCGAATCTAATTCACCTATATAACCTTCAATATTTAATTTAGCTATTTTCATTATAACAAAGATATATTAGAAAAAAGTGTTATATTTGCTTTTTAGAACGTTTATAATAAACTTTATTATATTTGATAATGGGTAGAAAACCAAACAATAAAATAACCACAATAATTAACGGAGTAGAAAGACAGTTTAAACCAAAGCAAATAATTCTAAAAGGTAAGACTTTAGAGATGTTTAACTTTGATAGAATCCGTTTAGAACTTGGAGAAAGTCAATTAGGAGAAAGAATAATAGGAGACTATTATAGAAAGAATATACCACCTGGATTTACTCCTAAAGATTAGAAACATTAACACTAATCTCCCCACTTTTAGTTACTTTGTTAATCTCTGATACTTTAACTATTGGGCTAGGTAATGACATTACAGCGTTCATTAAATCGTTTTGTGTTTGAGCTACCGAAGCAGCACTATAACTAGCTGACCGTCCAGTAAACCCACCATCATAAAACCCACTTATTCCACTAGGTTTATATCCAGTTCTCATTTTCTCTAATGCTGTTATGTGTGGTATAGCTTCAGATTTATTTTTAACCTTACTAGGAACTACATACTCGTCATTATGGAATTGAGCGTTACCCATTGATTGAGCTGCTTGTTTAGGGTTTCCTTTAGAAGTAAAACCACCATCAAAGTATTGAAACTTAGTACTAGCAATTTTAGCCATTGCTCCAGCGGTTGCTAATGTAGCAGCAACAGAAGCAGCTAAACCAACATATAAATATGGAACTGAAGCACTAGCAGATATAACAGCTTGCGCTCCTGATATTGCAGTACTAGCTAAACTAAAAGCCTTATTAACTTCAAATTGTTTCTTAGCAGCTTCTTTATCTTCTTCAGTTCCCTTTTGTAAATTAGAACGTTTTAAATCAAATAAACCATCTGATAATTGACCTAATGAATTAGTAACGTTTGCAGCTCCAGCTAAGTTATCTGAATAGTATTTCATTTGAGCTTGTCGTTCTTGCTCTCTATACTTATTGATAATCTCAGCTCTTTGATATTCTGTTAACTCCGTATTACTTAACTCTTGCTCACGTTCAGCACTTAATAACTCTAATTGAGCTTGTAAATAATTATCGTTTTGAGTATAAGTATTTTGTAGTTTAACTTCAGCTTTTGCTATATCATCTTGTAACTTTTTATCATCAATAGCTTTAAGTTCAGCTATTAAATTTTCAGCTATTCTTAATGCGTTTTCAGCAGCAGTTTCTTGTATTTTTAAATATTTTTCTTTTAACGCTTCTTCTCTATCTATTTCAGCATTTTGAATATCAGCATCTCTAGCTTGTCTTTCTTGTTCTATCTTTATTTTTTCTTCAGCTCTTTTTTTAGCTTCTTCAACTGCTTTTTTATCAGCGTTTATTTCTTCAATAGTTAAACCAGTTTTTAATTTACTTGTTTCAGCTTCTGATTTTGCAATATCATTATTAACTTCTGCTACTTTTAAAGCCTTATCTTGCTCTGCTTTAACAGCACTATTAATAGCTGCAACATGGAAACCTAGAAAAGATAAAACACCCTCTTTAGCAGTTTCATAATAATTAGATTCTTCTTTTATTTGTTTTATTTTAGCTTTACCTAATGCTATATTTTTATCATTCTCAGCTATTTGTATAGCAACCAATTCTTTTTTCTTAGCTATAATATCATCAGTTGCAGCACCTTGAGCAACCATTAAAGCTATTTCATTTTCAATAGATGATGTTAATGTTATATTAGCAGCCTCTTGTAACTTTATTTCATTTGTTAAATTTTCAACCGCTTTAGCATTTTCATCTACATAACCAGTTAATTCTTTAGCAAAAGCTACTACCTTATCAAAGTTTTCAATTAATGCTTTAATCCCTTCAATGATTAACACAATAGGAATGGCACTCATAGCAGCTCCAATACCTTTAAAACCAGTTTTGATTTTATCAGTATCAAAGTCCATAAAACCTTGAGTTAATTTAGCCATTGAAGTATTTAAACGTTCTACTCCTGAACCTTGTAATACTTGCGTACTATCTTTTAAATCATCTATCTTATCTTTTAACTCTGCTACTCTTTGAGCTGCCTTACCATCTCCGTTTAATGCTGCTGATTGAGCTGCTTTTAAATCAATCTTTAACTGTTTTAAAGCGTTACTTTCATCTATTGCACCCTTAATACGTTCCTGGAATAAGCTAGGTATTTTCTTTTCAATCTCAATCCTTTGGTTTTGCAACTTAATTAACTCCTCCTGAGTTTGAACAAACTCCTCAGATTCAGTATTTAATTCTAATAATGCTTTCTTTTGTTGCTCAATCTTTTGTTTTAATTCACCATAAGAACCACTAGCAAATTTAGCAGCCGTATTAATCCCACCTAAAGCATTTTGATTATCTTTAGCAGCACCATTAAGAGCCTTAATTGTACCATCTAAACGTTTAACCTCTGTACTGTATTTAACAAACTCAGCAGTATTAGGTTTAGCAGTTTCAAATAGTTTACGAGTTTCTTTTAACTCTGCTTTTAATTTATTAATACTTTCTAAAGTATCTCCAAATTCTATATTAAATATTTCTACTTGCTGTGCCATTATTGATTAAGTTTAATTAGTTCTACTTCTGTTAAGTTCGGTCTAGTATAATTGAATTGATTAATACTAGGTACAAAGAAATAAGCCTGGTATTGCTCTATATAAATCGGTGTAAAAAAATCAAAATCTTTAATATCAATTAGCTTTAAATTAAAATTAGCTTTAACTAATCTTAAATCTTGTAACGTTGTAATTAAGTATTGAGAGTTTTTAGTAATTAAATTAGTTCCAAAACCCATTGATAAATTAGGTAATGCGTTATCTATAAACCATATCCTACGAGTGTTAATATATCCGCTTGTAGTAGTACCATCTGTGAATTTAAAAGCACCTAAAACAGCCTCACTAAAACAAATTCTAGGTTGTACATCTATATCAAATTTAGAAGTAGTAGTATTGTATAATTTAATTATAGCGGTAGTAGTTCCATTAAAATCTACATTTTCACAAGGTGCAAAAGGAGATGTATAAATAGTTTTCTCTAACTCTAAATTCTGATTATTAATATTTAAAACATAATCAGTTCCAGCATCTGTATCAGTTACTGTTTTATCTTCTTTATGCTTAAAATAATTTATTTGAGCATAACTATCATATTTAAAATTAATTTCAGGTAATTCAGATTCATCTAGTTTGTCACTCCAATTAATAGCATTAGGTATATTATCAATAATAGTATCTAATTTATTAACTATAATATGTTTAGTATCTTCATTTACACTAAACACTAATCCAAATCTGATACAAATATCTTTAATATATTCACTACATTTAATCTTAGGTAGTATAGCAGCGTATGGTATTAACTGACCGAATACTAATTCAGGAGATAAATCTATTGTTAATGTAGCAGTTGATAATATAACTGGATTAAATGTTAAATAAGTTGTAACCGAATTACTACCGTTTGATGTGGCATTACAAGTTGATACAGTATAAAGTGTAGTATAAAATTCATCCCCAGCACTTAAATAAGTATCTACATTAGTTGTATCATTTATATAACTTCCAGTAAAAGAAGCTATTGAACTAACTGGAGAGGCCGTATTATTATAACTAGCCTTTACGTTTCCTATTAATTCACTTTTAATTGTATGCCTAGTCCCATTTCTTATAATGTGCATTTCAATAAACACATTACAATTAAATGAATAGTAAACAACATTTGAAGCGTTAAATAATCCTACTAAATTTAAAGTATAATCATCTAATTCTAAGAAAGCACTTATTGAATAAGTACCTGAATATTGAACTGTAAACTTTTTATTTACAAAGTCATAGTATTGAGAACTTCCAGTAGTTGCAATATCAGTATATTGAATATCTTTTACAGATGGATAAGGTATTGGAATACCTGGATATATAATTAATGGATATGGAGGTATTGCATAATCCTGAGTTCTATAAACATCAACACTATTTAATAATAATACTTCGGGAGTTAATGTAGGATTCTTTTTAGAGTATGGTAATAAACTAACATCTAAATCAGTTGTATCAAAGTTTAAATCTGCTGTATATCCTAACTGGCCTAATATCTCTAGTAAAATTGTACCATTATAAGTAGATGGTAATATCTTTCTAACATCTACAATATCTCCAGTTAATGTTTGGCCGTTGTAAGTCATTACTGGATATATGTAACCTGAAGTATTAGTTGAACTTGCTACTGCATTAGTTAAATTCCAAACATGGTCTAAAGCAGACCAGTCTAATTCATTTAGATATGAAGATTTTAATAAGTCATAAAAGTTACTATTACCTGAATAAAACCTAGCCTTAATAGTATCACTAATAGAATCAATTGCTAAAAAACCTAATTTAAAATCTAAACCATCAACTATTAATTTAATTGGTATTTTTTTAAATGGTGCTGTATTTACACTATTAATAAAATTAGCATATTGAATTAATCTAATATTGTTATTAGTTGGAGGTAAATTAAATAAAGGAGTGTATTCACCTGAACGACTTGTAATATCTTCAAAGTTAAATATTGATAGTGTTTGTACAATGTCCTCATTACCAAACAAATCAAAGTCTCCATTATCTGAACGAAGTATTAACATTATTGGTTTTGAATTAGTTTATAAGTTGCAATTCTATATTTTAAATTAATCTCATTCATTTTATTTTTAGTAGAATATTTAGAGTAACTATTTGAATCTACTGTAATTGGAGTAGATATATTAGTATTAATATCATACTCCCATGCTTGAATACAGTAGCGTAAAGATTCTATTAAATCAGCTTCCGTATCTGATAATCCAGTTTTATAAACAGTAATATAATCAAAGTTCTTACCTCTATTAAAGTATTTAACAGTTCCGTTATTATCAAAAGTTTTATTTTCTCCTACTATTCCATTATAATCTTTTCGTTGGTCAAATGTATAAGATGAACGGCCACCATCTCTATTAATCCAAACAATACATTTAGAAGTATTAGCACCAAAGTAAGTTAAATAGCAACCACTAGGAGTTAATGAACCAGCATAAGGAATATCAATTACTATATTCTGATTAGATACAATATTTTTAACCATTGTGTAACCTGAGTAAATAGTATCACTAACATAAACATACTCACCAACTTTAGGATATGAATCTAATTCGGCTGTTAAATTAATCCTTGCGTAACCATCCCTATCATTTATACTATCTACTAATACCGTTTGGCTTTTAGCACATACATCTGAATCATCTGTTAAACTATCAACTACTTCAATAATTAATAAAGCATCCTCAGTTGGAGGTGAACCTCCTAATGTTAAATATAAATAAAAGGTAGTTACATAAGTAATAGCTGAAATATCCATAGCCTGAATATAGCCAGGAGCTGTATCAAAAGTAACCTCACTTGGTACAGTAGATAATTCATTTAATTCTAGTTTAGGAAAAATATTTGATACATTCCCTATTGTTATTCCACTATAACTAGTATTAGTTAATATTCTAATTGTTTGGGTTATCATACTAAAGTTCCGTTTATGTATTTTCTAATTCTAGGATAAGTTTCAGATATTGTAAACTCTGTTAATAATGTAACCCCCTGAGAATAAATTAACGGTTTATCTATTGGAGTTAAATAAAAACCTCCAGCTATCTTATTTAATAATTCACTATTATTAATTGAACTATTTAAAACTAATGTATATTCCTGAACAGCAGTTAAATATGTAGTTGTTTCTGTATCCCATTGTATTCTAATTGGAGTAAAAACATCTGTATCAATACTATTAGCTTCTGAATTAAAAGAGCAAGTAAATATACTACTAGTTATTGCTTTAACATTTATACTAATATATGGTATTCCTAATTCAGTATATAATACTGGAGGTTTAATATCTGAAACACTAGTATAAGGTAGCAAGGGACTTAACCCCTCTAAAGGTTTAAATCCTTTATATAAAGTAAATGTAGGTATTCTTAAATGTCTAACTGTTGTATAAACTATTGTAGGGGCAATATAAGCAGCATCTATAACGAATTGAGACGAACTAGTAACCTCTTTTATTCTAAACGTACCGTAATAAGCTGGATTATCTAAAAAGATATAATCTCCTATAACTGGAGTAACATCTAATGGACTAATTAAAACTATCTCACAAAATCCATTCCCATCATCAGCAATAGCAAATGTACCCTTTTGTTTAAAAGTAAACGTATAGATAATATCATCATTTGCAGAAGTCCAAATATAAGGTACTGTATTTTGGGTAATATTAGTTGCCATTCTCAAAAGCAGCTTTAAAGTCCTCACTTAACTGCCTTGTAAATTTACTATTATAATCTTTAATTAAGTTATCATTTATTATATTTTCTAATAACCCTGAGTTTTTACCTTGATATGCCAGGTAAATAGATGAACCATGTTTCTGTATTTTGTTAGTAATTAAAGCAGCCATTGTATCTTTATCAGCAGCTAATGTAACTTTTTGGCCTAGTATCTCAATTTCTTGAGCTTGACCTAAACCTTTATCATCAATCCATTTTCTTATCTTCCCTTCTAAGTTATGGTCTATTGATGAGGCAGTAGTGCTAGGTGGTTTACCCCATACTAAATCGTAAATATAATCATTAGCATAAATAGACAAACGAGTATCAGTTATTTCATAACGTAAAGTCTTAGCTAAATTACCTGAAGCATTAACTGGAGATTGAAACCTTTTTAATTCAACCTTACCATTTTTCATTCTACGACTAACCCTATTGATTGGTTTAGTTTCAATAGCTAACCTTATAAGTCTTATAAGTTCTTTAGCAAAGTTTGTTATAACTACTTCTTGACCTAATGTTAACACGTTGGTTTACCGTTTAATGTTACTCTTAATAGTTTACCACTCATTACATTCTTAATACGTGTAATAGGTTCTAAAGTATATGAACCATCTGAATATTTACGATAAGTATCTAAGAAATCATTTAACCACCCTAAAGCTAATGTATGCGCTTCTGATTGTATCTCCTCAATACTTAAATCTAATTCTAAATTATCATCCTTATCAAAAGCTGAATCAGGTCTATCTTGTTTCATAAAACCTATTACTACATTAGATGATTCTGTATTATTAGCCTGGCCAGTAAATGTAACTGGGTCTAAAAATATAAACCAATCAATAACTTCATTCTCATAGGCTTTTAAAGCAGTATCAAAACTACGGCCATAACTGAATACAGCACTAGGTTTATAAACCTTTAAATGTTCTCTTATATCGTCTTGTATCATTTCTTATTTCTTAATATTTCACTTAATCTATTTTCATATTCACTTCTTTCACTATCATACCATAACAAAGTATAAACTACTCTTACTGGTTGCTTTAATACCTCATCAATAGTACTGCCTAATGATCCTGACCTTGCAAGTTCAACATACGTTGCAAAGCCCCCAAATTTAGCGAATCCTTCAATTCCAGCTTGTCGTTGCTCAGGACTTGGTTCATTTTGACTAAGCTCGGAGAAACTATTGTAGAAACTATTAATTTGCTCAAAAAAAAATTAGCAGTTCCAATAACTTCTGTAAATGGCTTCTCGTTAATATCTTTACCGTAAAGTAATTTAATAGCTTCAGCAGACACTTCAAAGCCTGAAATATCTTTAGACATTATTTGTCTAATCTTCTCAGCTTTACCGTATTCAATAGTTCCAAAGTCAAATGATTTATACTCCTCTAATACCTCAATAGATTCAAATACTTCTAAAGATTCTGTAAAAGATATTAAAGAAAATAATTGCTGAATAGTAATATCAGGCATAGCATCAATTAACTGCATAGGCATCTTAGCTAACAAAGATAATTGTTTACCTTTATCATCTACTAACTTTAAACATTGAACTGCTTGCCAATAATTTAATTCACTCCAACTAATTGGAATCTCATATACTTCGTTATTTATTGTTACTTGTTGCATCGGCTTGTTTCATTTTAGACCATACTTCAGTTTGCATTAACTTAGCGCAATAGTTAGCTAAGTAAACAGCTTCACCTATTGTTAAACTATTAGGGTTTAAAGGTAGCTTTTTAAATCGTGGACTTTTACGTCCTTCAGCTTCTAAACTTTCAATGTATGTTTTTACTATTTCCATGTTACAAATATAATTAAATTTTCATACCAAAACCACGAGGTGTCATTCTTTTTATATCAGCTTTAGTCCAACTGTGAATACAGTATCTCTCAGCATCAACAGCATCATCTAATATTTTAACTGGCTCATCTAATATTTTACCATCCTTAGTAGACTTCCAAAAGTAGTTTTTACGTTCTTTTATTAGATTTAATGAGCGTTCAGTTACAATAGGGTTTTTAGTTTGTACGCTATCAATACCCTTTTTTACATCCTTATTAGCTTGGTGTATGTTAAATCCAGCTAATTTAATTTCTTGTATCTGTTCAGGTCTAGCACTATCCGCAAATATTTCTTTACGTCTATTAGGAATTAATATCTTTAAACGTTCTATTAACTGTGAATTTGTTAAATGAGATTCATATAATAATTCATCTGAATAATAAACCCCATCTGATTCTACGCATTTAATTAATGCCGTTGGATGGTTATATCCAAAATCTAAACCATAAGCGCAGTTATCACTATTAGGTAGTTCTTTACAAGTTCTTATGTTTTTATGTATAATTGCATCTGAATAACCTAATTCACCCAATCCAAACACCCTCCACTTATTAGCATCAATAGACTGTAACGCTTCAATAGATTTAATAGTCTTTTGATTAAGTTGGTCATTATCTTTATAAGTAGAATGGATATAATTATACTCATAAGCATCCTTACCTATTATGTTTTCATGTACCCAAAATTCTCTAACTGGGTTATAATCTATGTAAGTTTGAATGTTAGTTCTCATTTCTAAGTTCATAAACGTATCAAATGGAATCCTATCACACTCATTAATATAAAGATAATCCCTACGAGGACCACGAGCTTTATCAGAATCATCTACACTAAAGAACTCAATTATAGATTTATTTACCTCATAATAACCCTCTGTTTTATTATGGAACTTTTCAGAATATATCCCTTCATTTTTTAACATATTAAAGAAGTCGCGCATAGCCCCCTTCTTTAAATGTGGTAATGATTCGGAAACTATTGAAAATATCTTATTATCGTGTTTCTTTGCCTTTAAATAAAATAATTGTAAATGACTCCAAGTTTTAGAACTCGAACTACTACCCTGAGAGACTGTTAATGGTGCTTTTGATAAAGCTAACTTATCAAATACCGATGTCATTTTCATATCTGATTCAATATATCAGTTTGTTCTTGGTCTCTTGAATATATGTTTAAAGAATGATTTACAGTCGATTCCTGCTTATCTGTTAATCCAAGCTCCCTTGCTATTATATTTGCATTATAAGTCCCCACAGTAGCTCCCTCAAATTTCTGAGTGTATATTATCTCCTCTATTCTGCTAATGATAGTAGAAAAATCTTTATTATCAGTTTTAAACTGTCTAAAATAAGCCGTATTAACATCTAAGAAAATACATAAACCAGTCATTGTATAAGGGACTGAAGTAGGTATTAAAACCTCCTCAACATCCTTACCTTTAAAATCCGTCTTATTCCATACCCTAGTATCAGTATATTCAAAATATTCAACAGCAGCTTTCCATAATTCATCAGGAGTAGAGAATATCTTATCTCTACCATGCTTAGCTCTTTTGCGCCAAAATTCATTTCCTTTTGTAGCTGCCATTAATAATTAATTAAAACGTTTTAATTTTGATTTTCTCAATACTACTGTACCTCCAAAAGAGGAAACATATAACTTAGGTTCTCCTAGTGTTAAAACCTTTGAAATTAACAAATAATTATTATCTATTACAATATCAGTAAAGTTAAAATCCTTATCATTAAAACAATCTACTAATTTATCCTCAAATACTTTATAAGTTGAATCTGATTTAAACTCTATAACCTGGCTATTAATCTTAAATGATTGTTGGCCATAAATATTAAAGCTAATAAATAATATGATTAATGTTTTCATGTTTACAAATATAACAAATAATCTAACAACTCCAAAATAACAACAAATTTAATAGGCAAAGTAATTAACCTAGCTAAAAAGTATAGTGTGTTTAGTATCATGGCATAAAGATAACACAATTTCATGTTCAAATAACACAATATCATGTTTTTTTATTCTATTTGATAATCAACACTTTACGATATTTATCACTGATATATACAAATAATTGTTTTTCGTATTGAATTAACTCATATCTTCGTAAAGAATTTAACACTAACTATTATGACAAAGCAACAAATTGAACAAGAAATGAAAGACTTATATACAGCTATGAAGTCTAAATTAATATCAGTAAATGAATACTGTACAATGTATCACAATTTAGCGCAAAAATTAAAACAACTATAAAAATGAGAAAACCACAAAAACACTATGTAGTATCTTTACCACCCGATACGGATATGGAAACACTACGCACAAAGATTAAAGCTAATTGTTTAATCAAAGGCAAAACAGCTAATGCCTTAATAGCTGCTTATATTTTAAAACTAGCGAAGTAATGGTAATAGACAAAATGTATATCAAAGGAGTATTAGATGCTACCTTAGATGAGTTTGAACAATCAGAAAACCACATTAACCCCGATAAAGATTTAGAGTTCT